GGGGTTTTAGGGGGAGGGGGGAAATTTTTTAAAATTAAAATATAACTAAACATATTTTAAGTCGATTTTTGATAATTTTTGAAAAATATACGCAAATTGACATCTGAGTATAGACTCAGATGTGATTTCTATTGTCAAAGGAGGAATTGATAGTATATGAAAAGCTTGTTGATAGGATTTGAGGGATTGGATGCTAGTTATAAGCATACCAATGCGGAAGCATTGTATGATCATTTAACGGATGTATATGATAAAGATATTAGAGCAGATCATTTAAAAATAGAATTGGTTTCTTTTCCAAGATATAAACATGCCTCTTCTTGGTTTGTCAGAGAATATCTAAACGGTCATTACAATCGTTTTATGATGGATTATGATCAAGTTGTGTTTCCTAGACAATCTAAGCTGAAACAAGTATCTATGTTTTTCTTGGCAGATATGATTGACTGGTATAGTGACGCATTAAGACGAGGTTTATTTATTAAGAATCATATTATTATCTTTGATCGCTATATATACTCTATGATGTATTACTTAATTCCAGAGATCTATGCTAAGAAAGAGCATCATTATCAAAATTACTTCGAACGATACTTACATACCATCAGAGACAATCCAATGTATGAAGTATTGCCTAAGGTAGATATATTATTGAAAATGATTACATCTCCTGATGCTATAGAAAAAGGAATTAATAAAAGAGGAAGAACAAAAGACAGATATGAAAAAATTTACAATATCTGAAAGACGTAAATACATTCTTCAATGGATTAGATTTAAAAGAAGATTTGAATAATACCAACTATAAAGGATTAAAACACCAATTCGAAATCGATACGGTAGATAAAGATCCAGAAACTATATTTAACGATATATTAAAGAAGATCAATCCGATCGTCAATCGATTTAATAAACGAAAGTGGTGATAGAATATGGAAGAACAAGATAGACCTTGTATAGGATTAATATTTGATGCAAGTTTCTTAATATGGGACGTATTAATTCCTATGGGAATTATTTATACTATATTAAATAGAAATCGGAATGCTAAGTTTGTATATGGTGGATTACCCAGACTCTGTATGCATGTAGAAGATTATGCACAGAGTTTAAATATTCCAAAAGATCGATTGATTAAATTAGAAATGGATACTTGTGTGAAGAGACATCTGCTTACTCAAACTAAAGAAGCAGAATGGTTCTCTCAATTATTAGCTTACCATCCTGGAAGAATATATTGCTTTAGAGATAATACCCATTCTAATGCTACTGGTGTCATGGTCATGCATGCAGTAAGACAGAATATTCCTGTTATAGAGATAGATAATCATGGTAATAAGAGACAGATAACTAAAAATGCTCCCAGCGATCTCAATATTATTTATGCTCGTAAAGCAGGAAGGATTCCATACGATGTTTAATCCAATGAAGCTAAAAGAAGTTTTTCATAAGAAACCATCCGATCAAGATGTAATTAATGCAGTTCATGCTGATGAATCAAATATGTTCTTTGAAGTATTAAGTATTTCTGATTCTGCTTACTTATGCTCTACTGGAGCTAAGACCTGTTATAATTTAGAACCAGCTAAAGAATATACAAAGAACTTAGAGCATATTGCCAGAATTATGGGATATGGTCATGACTCTATATCTGCACATTCTAATATGATTATTAAACTGAATATAGAAGCAGATGATAAAGAACATATGAATTTATTACCCATTCTATTTGCACTACCGGCTATGAAGTATATGAATATTGCTATTCTTCCTTATATAGAAGATTTACCAGGAACTAGACATAGTATTCAATTACTGATTTCTGGATCTGTTAGAGCATTCAGATACTTCATACAGAAATTCAATGATACATATATAGAGAATAATGGATATAATACCGATCTCTATGAGGTCATGAAGCAATGTATTTATCAGTCTTTTGAAAAAGAATTCTTTATTGATTTCATTAAGGCTGGCATATTAGATGAGAAGCAGTTTGTTTATAAAGCACAAATGAAACTGATTGTGTCCGAAGATGAACATGGAGATGAAGTGGCCGATGTAGGAACAGAAGCTGTTCATCAACCTATATTGTCTACAAATATGGTAGATATATTATATAGAGATAATATCTATGATCTATATTCTCATCTCTTATCTAATGGAGCAGATCCTGATAGATTATTGGATTGCTTATTAGAAACTTGTATCGTTACCTTAAGACTAAAGAATTATTCCAGAGCCATATCTCAGCAGATCAATAGGCATCAATCTGGTATATCTCAGGAATCTCAGAGATATGTAAACTATAGCGAATCTCAGTTTATTGATCCTTTACATTTCCATGATAATATAGAAGATCAGAACAAAGAATATTCTATTGATTTTATGGGATCTACATTTAAAGGAACGATGAAAGACTTAGGACAGTCTCTGATTGCTATTTATCCACAGTTAAAAAAGCAAGGATTACAGAATCAGGATGCTCGAGCCATTCTGCCTATGAATTCTGAAACTAAAACAATTCATACATTTACCTATAAGAATTTACTCCATTTTATTAAATTAAGAGATTCTCAATTTGCTCAACAGGAAGTTAGGCAAATAGCCAGAGATATGAAACTACTCTTATTTAATAAGGATGAATATACTTCTATGGAATCTACGGTAGATAGAGATTTCTTAAATTCTAAAATGTTGGAATTAACCAATCATAAATAATCAAAGTTTATATAGCTTTACACATAGTAGTAATGAAATTTACAAGATGCTTAAACTATTTTTTAAACTATAAGGAGAACTAGTATGCACAATATCAAAAGATTTGCTGATTTTTCTAAAGCTGTTGAAGAAATTATGAGTATTGTACCTGGTCTGACCTTCTTTTTTACACACACAGATGAAGATGGCCAGCAGTCTGATTTATGTAAAGAACCAGATCAGGTTGTTCGAAATATATTTAATGATATTATGTCGGATTATCCTTCCATACAGGATTTAGAATATCCAAGAACAGTAGCCTTCTCTATCTCTGCTGATGAGGTTGGCTATAAAACAAGAGGTCCTATAGCATTTGGATGGAGAAATATCATTTCAGACCATAATACGTTGGAATATAGTTTTCGAATCAGTATATTCAGCAATAGCTTGGGAGCTAAACATTTAGAAGCAGAACTGAATAAGTTAGGATGGGTCCAGAAACCATATACTCATTTAGCACATGCTTCCAAATCCTATAGCGAAAAGAAAAGTAAATCTCAGATTCATGCAGAAAAGTCTGCTCAATAGTTTATTCATATTTCCAACTATAAATACACCATATTTTTAAGCATCTTGTAATTCATCGCATAATAAAGTCTTGATATATGAGTGACCGAATGATTTCATTGGCATTAACGCATTAAGAATCCTATATTTCAGGGTTTTATTATGGAGGAATAGAATTCAGACTGTAGCATATGCTACAGTCTGCTATTTCATCGAAACATCATATTACAAAGGAAGGTGAATAGTATGGCTCAAAACCCAGATTATAACAAGCCTACAAATAATCCTAAAGTAGAAGAGATAGATATTACATCTATTCCTGAATTTGATATAAAAGATTGGGATTTAGATAATCCCAAAGCTTATTTACGCTTTATTACAAGAATTGAACGTATTTGTAGAAATTCGTTTGAATATAAGCAGTTCATTAATTTCTTAAGAGATAATGCTGGATTCAACAAATGCAGTATTATGGAAAATGTATCAAATGAAGAAAATAGAGCAATCAAAATTCACGTTCATCATTATCCACTAACATTATATGATATTGTATGGACTATTGCAAATAAACATAAGATGAATCACGAATCTATGGATGAAGATATGATTGCTAAAGAAGTCATGTATAATCATTATACTCTTCATGTGGGATTGATTCCATTATCTGAATCGGTTCATGAGATGAATCATAATAGCAGAATTTTTATTCCTACATGGGCTGTTTTAGGAAAATGGAGAACATTTGTAGAAGAATATAAACAATATATGTCATCCGATACTCTATCTAACTTAGAGAAGTTAGATGAGCTGAGCCAAAAATATAATCATGCAGACAATACCGAGATACTGGATTCTGGATATGTTCGTCTCAAGATTGACGATCCAGATTATCAAGCAACTACAAAAGAACTTTATGATCATATTAACAAAACTTTAGATGAAATTAAATCTAAACAAAAACAATGATAAATCTGAGACTACTTGCGTAGTCTCAGAAATTTATGTTCTAAACTAACATGTTTAGATGTGTTTGGGATATGTAAAAATGAGTATTAGACGTTTATATACTATCTC